CCGGGTTCTTATTTCGCCCCGCCATGTCTCTGCTACCTTTTGCACAGCCTCCTTTGCGGATATGTGGTAGAAATTTGTACTGTTGAGTCCTAAGTCATCAACAATGCCAACCTCCCAGCGGGTAGTGAGTAAAGCACTTTCAAGGGCTATGTTTGCCGGCACATTAGTCGGCCGCTTGTCCTCAACATAATCGCCTATAGTTTCATAGAACGAAGACTCGGCAAATACTGATCTGGTTACAGCGTCGTCGCTCTCATGTACTTCATCAATACCTTTAACGATGAATTCATGCCAGTATCCTTGATTATCTTCATAAACTATTCTCTGGCTTTTTTCAATAGCATCCAGAGTAGTTAATTCCAAAACATTCTCGCCGTTAATTTCTTCTGAGTGGCGCGCTGACAATACATCTTTGAGATAGCCTGTAAACACTTCGTTGCGGTCAAATAGCATGAATCGCATCACAGCCACCTCTCTCTGAATTCCAGGTCTGCTGTACCGCTGCTTACAGTTATGGTAAACTTCCCGGGTGGCAGCTTAAAAAAGTCACTATCTATGCTCAGCTTATTCATAATCAAGTAGCCATTCTTGGTAACATATTCAGCTTCAAGGTCAATCACAACAACATCAGTCGCTACAAAATCATCATCAATGTATATATGTTCTCCGGTACCTACAAGAGACACTTCGAGGCTTTCTAATGTCTCGCCGATAGTAATTGTGATTTTACCTGTAGTAGGATAATTGCCGTTGTTGGTTAACTCTTCGCTGCTAATGTCTTCCTCAGTTATTTTCTCCCCATAGGCTATAGGGTCAGAAGCTATAAATGATAAGGTACCAACACCATTGTATACAATGTTTTCAATGTCAGTATTACCATCCAGAGATGCAAGATATGTTTTGCTGTCCCTAAGCTTTAGCTCTTTTTCGTCTTCCGTATATAAAATTGATGCTAGGGTATTTATAGTTTCCTCCCTGGAGCTAAAACACGATGCAGGTATTTCTACATCGATTTTTATTTGTCGTTCTCCTAGAGTTTTTCGCACATATCTTGTTCCCGCCCTTCCGGGTATAGTTTTTCTGATAGTATTAATAGGGGGCAATATGGATTCTTTGATTCTTTTAACGATTAGGTAATCATTCAGATCATTGTTGTTAAATGTTACTTCATTCATCAATATGCCCCCTTTGCTCTTAATTGCCTCTGCTGTAAATTGAATAGTTTCTGAGCTATTTTATCAATATCCGTATCATCTCTTACACTCATATTTTGGATGGTAATCCCACCCAAACCGCTTATCATATCTGCCATAATATCCGCAAATCGTTTATAATCAAAATCTTCGCCTGTCAGTGGTTTTACCTTTGCGCCTTGTGGGAGCTCAAGCAGCTCAGGACCTGCTTCACCGACTATTGCATGACCTTTTTTTGTTATTTCTCCACCTGCAGCAAGCAAGGGTATTTCTTTAAGATTTAATCCCTTGCCTCCAACGCCTGGTACCCAGTCGGGTATTTTAAGTTTGTTAAGTCCTCTAATGAATAGATTTATGCCTGAAATTATAAAGTTTATGGCACTTTTGATGCTATTTACTATGCCATCCCAGATTCCAGTTATAACTTTTTTAATTGCCTCGAAAACTTTCCCGAATATTTTGGCAAAGCCTTCAGCAGCTTTAACGATTGCTTCCCAAATACTACTGAAGAAGTCTGATATATGACCCCAGGCGGCTTCCCAGTCTCCTTTTATAAGAGCAAGCACAAACTTAATTACAGACAGTATTGCATTCATTATAGGTTCAATAACCGGCATTAGCGCTTCGAATACCTCCATTACCAATGGCAATACTATCTGAGCTAACTCATTGAATATTGCTAATAGCGGCGGCATGATCTCTTTAACGATTTCGTTAATAAGTTCCATAAAGGGAGGTAAGAATTCTTCCGTAAGCATCCCGAACAGTTCCATGATTGGTGGCATTATATTTTCAATTATTTGCTTAAACAGATCGATAAACGGGGGTAGCAAAGTATTAATTATTTGTTCAAACAGCTCCATCAATGGCGGCAATATAACATTAATTACATCCGTAAAAAGCTGTATAAATGGTGGCAGGATGTCGTTGATGATGATTGTCAGCAGGTCCATCAAGGGTGGCAAAACAGTCGTAATAATGCCCGAAAAAAGCTCAATTAGCGGCGGCAATACAGCCTGGAATATTTCCGTGAAAAGTGTAATCACTGACGGCAATATATCCGATACTACTTGTGAAAATAGCTTTATTATCGGAGGCAGTATTGATTGTGCCATTTCTGCAAACGTAGCTATCAATGGTATCATAACGGCTGTTATGTCACCGAAAACAGGTATAAGAGAGTTAAATAATTCAACAAGCACAGGAAGCAATGAGGATGATAATTCCATGACGGGCGGCAGTATCGTACTCATAAGGTTAGAAATAACAGGAATAACCTGTCCTATCATACCTTCAATAGTCGGCAAATTATCTATAACCAATGACAGGAAACTTTGCACAACCGGAGCAACAGCCTCTCCAATGCTGACCTTAAAATCCTCAAATTTAGCCTTGATCATGTTTATGCTTCCAGATATTGTTCCGGTAGCTTCTTTTGCAGTTGTACCTGTAATACCTAATTCTGTCTGCACAACATGAATTGCTTCATAGACTTCATTCAAGTTACTTATGTCATACTTATGTCCGGACAACTTTTCGGCGTCCGCCAGCAATCGCTCCATTTCGGCTTTTGTGCCACCATATCCAAGCTTGAGATTGTCGAGCATTGTGTAGTTTTGTTTGGCGAAGCCCTGGTATGCGTTCTGAATGCTGGATAGGCTTGTACCCATTTTGTTAGCATTGTCAGACATGTCTGTAATAGCCATGTCTGCGACTTTTGCCGCCTCTGCGGTATCGCCGTTTAGTCCTTGGAGTAGTGAGGCTGAGAAACTGGTCACAGTCTCCATGTATTGGTTCGCAGTCATTCCGGCTGTCTTATATGCGTTTTTTGCGTACTCCTGGACAAGTCCCGCAGAATCCTTGAAAAGTGTTTCTACGCCCCCTACAAGCTGCTCATAGTCCGCATACGATGACACCGCGACAGAGGCAAGACCCGCTACTGCTGTTGTTGCTGCCGCAGCCCCGGCCACAATGGCAGTACCCCACTTTGCAGCGGTTTTGATGCCTTTACCGAGCTTTGAGCCAAGTCCCTCTGCTTTTTGTTCTGTCCTCGAAATGCTCTTTTCTGCTTCATCAGAATTTATAAAGATGCTCCCGAACAGTTTAAAAATTTCCATAGTCTCACCTGCCTTTATGCTTCGCCACGACCGCCAGCATTTCTTTTTCTATTTCCTCGAGTGATTTTTGAGTGTACCTGTATTGCTTCTGGAAAAGCTCTTCCTTGAATTTTTCATATTTGATGGGTTTCAGCCATTCAATTGCCATAAATGGATATAAAGATTTCCACAACTCCCACGCTGCTTGTTCTTTTTCTTGTTCGACAGCATAAATTAAATAATCCACAACAACGGACAAAGGAAGATCCATAATAAGCTGTGGATTATAAGTCTTTGAAAGTAATTCGGCTATACGCGGCCCTTTTATTTGACCGCAGATTTGAAAAAATTTATTACGCCTGCATCGGCGGCTATCTCTTTGATAAACCCGATAAGGTCAACCTTTTCTGCTTCCTCAGGCGATATTCCCTTTATTTCAGCCACAAAAGCATAGATTTCCTGTTCAGCTTTGTGAGCTTTACTTATGATCTGCATCATTAGATCTGCACCAATTTGTTCTTTAGTTGCCTTTGGATCTATGATTTTTAGTTCAAGTTTATCAATTATAGCTGACAATTTGATTCCTTGTTTAAAGGTTAGCATGTAATCCCTCCCAAAAATTAAGGAGAGGCAAGAGCCTCTCTTTATGCGGTCTTGAAGTTAACAACAGTTTTTGTGATTTTATTTCCGGCCAAATCCCTTACATTGGCAATTATCCAGATATAATCTGTATTTGCCGCCAAATTGGATGTCGGATCAAACGTGGCTGTCTTGGTTGCCGGGCTATAGGTCAGTGTTCCTGCAACCTCAGTTCCATCACTGGCTTTAATTAGCGTGAAGTTGTCGCTCCTGATGTCACTCTGGCGAATATCCTCATCAAATGTAGCCGTGAGATTGGTTGACACAGATACTCCTGTTTCAGCGTCAGCTGGATCTGTGGTAATGTTCGGACCAGTTGTGTCAGCTCCGATGCCTTCGACATCTTCAATATCATACAGGTCTGCTGTGTCGTCCTTAGCATCCCAATGAGCATGTACCTCCAGTGTAATTACACCTTCTGACTTTGGCGCAGCTGCCAGGGAGAAATCATTCTCGGTCATAGCATTATACAATGTAATCTTCTTATATCCCCCACCGACAACTTTTGCAAACATGGTGATGTTGGAGAGATATGCCCCTTCCTGTATTACTCCAAAGTCAGAGCTTTTTGCAGATAATTTGCCATTTGAATATGTTGCCCAGGGCATAGCTAAAGCCAAATTATCCATGCTGGCGCACAGCAATGGTACAGACAACATTGCATTGACTTCATCAATCACCTGCATTCCCTTTGTTTTCCCGCGCCTGCCATCATATTCAATATCGCGTATATTTTTTGTTACAGAAAATGTCCCACCCCCGCGCGTAGGAGCAAGCTGCCTTTCTCCAACTTCATCGTAGTTGATATATACAATTCCGTAATCAATCTGTATGTTTTCAATTTGTTCTTGAGTAAGATTCATTTTCTCAGCTCCTTCCAAAAAGTCGTGCTTCATAGATGTATTTCCGACGTTTTATTGCCGGATTATCATCTCGAAGCGGTATTTTACGATCTAAATAAAAAGTGACTGCTAAACCATCGGCAGTCAAGGTTTTTTTATTCAAACCCGTTGGGTTTACTATGTCTCCATTTCCGTTTACAGCCTCCATTAGCGTTTCTATCGCTGTCGTATCACCATTAGCAGGCATGTCCCAGCCGTCAATATCAACTGCAACCGTTTCAAATTCTTCGCCGTCGTTGACAATCTGCGTGAAGTCATAGACGAGGTACGGAAACTGAGCATTGTCCGGAGCGCCCTGAAAATATACGCGAGGATGGATTGACTTCAAAAATGGATGTATAAGCTCACGTAGATTCTTCATCGCCTATTTCCTCCTCTTCGTCTATTAGCCCCAATGCCTTGTTTTCGTCCTCGATGGCCGAAAGATATTGTCCTTCAATGCGCCTGATATCGTCAATGTGCCTGAAGGTTGTTTCCCGGATGACACCCTTCTTTGGCATCCCTTTTGTACCAAGCTCCTGATTCACGCCATACCAGGCATCATGCTTAACACCGATCTGCAGATCGCAATCTCTTTTACGTACCCAGTATTGAGTGCTGTTATAGATACGTCGATGCCGTTTCATACCAGGTAATTTTTTTAGTTCTTCTATCATCCTTTTCCGGAGCAGTTTAGCAACATCTTTCAATGCAGCTCTAGAGAGTTCTTGTATTGTATATTGAGCTCTATCTACGTTGGATATAAACTCAATGCCATCTTTTTTTATCTTAGTTACGCTCTTAGGCATTGGCATTATTGACCACCCCTTGGCAGATAAGCTCTATTGTCTCAAAGTCTCCAATATCCCTTGCCCGCTTTGGAGCATATGCGCGCAATACTCTGTATCGCTTGCCTTCAAATTCAACTTCCTTCTCGCCCTGATATTCAAATATATTTATCACAAATACAATCTCAGGCCTGAGTCCATGGGCTGCAGCTTGGTAATGCTCGCCGCGAGTAACTGATTTCACGTCGCATAATACCGGGCGTTTTTCTGTTTTTTTGATGACGTCTCCTATGCTGTTCTCATCATGAGTAATGCTGATCAAACTTAACTCATAATCGAATGTCACCGGCATCACTCCCTTGCATGTATATATAGATTGTGCAACCGGTACTGCAGATGACGTGGCATGCCGGTATTGCTATCCCTATTTTGATAACGCCAGGTGACATAGTCCACAATAAACATAAGGTGATTGGGGTTAGCGTCATCTAACGCCAACCCCTTCTCATCCTCCAATTCTTTAGTTACACCCTCGATAATAGCGATCAGGTAATTATCACGAATGGACGTGGATAAACCCAAACGCGCCTTGACCAAGGATAAAACCATACTAATATTCATTTCAGGCACCGCCTTATGCTCCGGCGTTGACTACGATTGTGGCAATACCTGCCTTGATTGCCCTGTCATAAGCATCGAATTCGACAACGGTAATGACATGGCCTGGGGTCAGATCCTCAATATTCACACCGGTGGAGAAATTCGGGGTAGTGCCGAAGTCATTCCATCCAGATGTTTTCTTCATGCCGGAATATACTTTGGTTGGTTTAATGCCAGTCTTGTAGAGTAAAGTGGTGCCTGACTGTTCCTGACCAGATACTGTAATCTTTGTATCACCCTCTGCAGTTCCTGCTGCAGATCCTACCGTCAGTTCACCAAGGTCAGTATTTGCATAATCGGTCGGGAATGTGCTGGAAGTTTCTGCATCAGTGTTATCGAAGCTTACCATTACGAATGCTTCTCCAAATACAGGCATACCATCATATCTTGCATAACCTTTGAACCCGGTCTGATTCTTTACGAATCTCACATGCTCTGAGCTCTCAATTGCGGCACCTTCTCTTTCGGCCAGCAGGTATACAGAACCAAACCCACCAACAATCTCATTATCACCGACTATTTCTAATTCGATGATATCGCCTCCAATAATCGGCATCTGATTGTTTACACCGGCCAGTAAAGCTGCAGCTGCATCAAATGCCAGGGCTTTGGCCATAATATTGATATGGGTTTTTCTGTTCATTACCCAGAATGCCCGGCCATCAGAATAAGCAGGATTTGCATTACCAAGAGCTTCAACCAACGAAGCATAGAACGTAGCCCCGGTACTTGTATTAATGTTCAGCTTCTTAATATTGCTGGTGCTCAGGTTTGTCCATGCAGGTGCATAGGTACCCCAATCATTAGGAGCAGAGTTTTGTGCCAATCGTTTTACAATACCAAGAGGCATTTTTACACCGGTACCGTACAGGATTGCTCTATCTACGCCTTTGCCTATTGCTTTTCCAAGTTGATCCACAATTTCGGTACCTAGAGCAATATCACTGTCTTTCAACAGATTGTTATGCACCCATATGATGCCGCCTACCATATAGCCGTCAACTTCAACCTGATTGAGGCTCATATCAAGCTCATTGAGCTCTCCTTCTGCTTCCATCCATATGCCTTCAGGCGCAGCACCCATGATATTCTGCCTTGCGGTTCCGCCAACAGGTTTCACTGATACATATTTAGCCAGTTTGCTGTACTGCTCCAAATTGTTCCGGAGTAATTCAAGCATAATATCAGGCACAGTCAGGCTGCCGTTTGTAATTCCTCTGGTTTTAATTGCTCGTATGTCTGCGATGAATTGCTTTACATCCTCTCGGGCAAAAAATGCATCTCGTTGTTCCATGCTGTCGAAAATTCTTAATCTTGTTTTCATGATCCTTGTTTCTCCTCTCTGTACAGTTCTCACCGGAGTTATTGCCGG